AAAGACTAAACACTTGCGACCCAAGATTAATCGAACTATTTGAAAGAGTAGTTGAAGATTTTGATTGTTCAGTACTACAAGGACATCGTGGAGAAAAAGAACAAAACGAATTGTTTGAAAAAGGTTTTAGTAAATTAAAATATCCTAAAGGTAGACACAATCAGTATCCATCGTTAGCTGTAGACGTAGCACCTTATCCTATAGATTGGAAAGATAGAGAACGTTTTACATATTTTGCTGGTTTTGTAATGGGTATTGCAGCTTCAATGGGACTTACTATACGTTGGGGTGGAGATTGGGATAGAGATACTGAGTTAAAAGATAACAACTTTGATGACTTACCACATTTTGAAATAAGGGACTAATATGGCACGTAAAAGCAAAGCAGAAACAAATAGAGAGTTGTTTAATAAAGCTAATAATTATTATAGAAAAAAATGGTTTAGTGATTCTCAGAAAGGAATGGACTTTTATTTAAATGACCAATTATCAGCTGAAGAAAAAGAAGATTTAAGAGAAGGCGGTATGCCAGACTTTATTATTAATCGTATTACACCAGCGATTGATATTATGAAATTTTTTATTACGGCTAACAATCCTAAATGGCAAGCAGTTGGTGTAGAGGGTAGTGATGCTGATATAGCACATATTCATAGTATGATTGCTGAACATTCATGGCATTTGTCCAGTGGTAAGAGTTTATTTTCTGAAGTAATTCAAGACTCACTTGTTAAAGGTTTAGGGTTTTTTAAAGTAGAAATAGACCCAGATGCTGATAATGGTATGGGTGAAGTAGTTTATAAATCTATAGACCCTTATGATGTTTATGTAGACCCTATGAGTAGAGACTTTTTATTTAGAGATGCAAACTATATTATAGTACAAAAAAATATTTCTAAGACATCATTGATACAAATGTTTCCTGATATGAAACGTAAAATTGTCCGTGCATCAGGTATGACACAAACAAAACAATATTCTAATAGAGATATACACGAATCAGATAGTATTCAACCAGGCGATTTAGAACACGAAGCTTATACATTAGAAGGAGAAAGAGATGATATTCTCGACTTCTATGAGGTATATACAAAAGAAAAAATACCTCATGTTAATGTTTGGTTAAGAAAACCTCCTACAGAAAGAGAACTTCAAAAAATTAAAGAAGCTACACAAAAAGATATTTTAAATATGCAAGAAGAGATGGAAGTTGTTCTAAAAGAAAAAGAACAAGAATTGCAAATGTTGGTACAAAAAGGAGAAATGTTAGAAGAGAGAGCTGAAATAGAATCTCAGAAATTATTTGAACAAATGCAATCTAGAATTGAAGAACAACAAGCATTAATGGAAGCAGAATTAATTAGGTCTCAAACAAGAACAAAACAGATTGTTATGTCAAAAGTACAATTTGAAAACTTAGTAAAAGACCCATCTTTTAGAGAGCAAGTAGTAGAAAATGTACCATTTTTTAAAACACAAATTAAAGTAACTGCTTCTGCGGGTGATATGTTTTTATATGAACAAGTATTACCTATAGAAGACTATCCTATTGTTCCAATACCTTATCAACATACAAACACACCTTATGCTGTAAGTGCTGTTATACCAATGATAGGTAAACAAAGAGAAATAAATAAATCACACCAAATTATGTTACATAATGCAAACTTGGCATCAAACCTTAGATGGTTATACACCGAAGGAAGTGTTGATGAAGAAGAGTGGGAAAAATATTCAAGTAGTCCTGGAGCTATGTTAAAGTATAGACAAGGATTTCAACCACCTAATCCAATACAACCATTGCCTATTAACAATGCATTTTACACAGTAACCCAACAAGGTAAACAAGATATAGAATACATAAGTGGTATATCATCAAGTATGCAAGGTATTGGTAGACCAAGCTCGGAAACATATCGTGGTTTATTAGCAATGGATGAATATGGTACAAGAAGAATTAGACAATTTGTTAACAATGTAGTAGAACCATCACTTGAACACTTAGGTAAAGTATTTATGCAATTTGCACAATTTACTTATACTACACAAAAAGTGTTTAGAATTGTACAGCCAGAACAAGGGCAAACACAAGGTGAAGTACAAGAAGTTTCTATTAATATACCTATCTATAATGATTTTGGTAAGGTAGTAGAAAGATTCAATGATTATGCTTCAGCTAAATTTGATGTTAGAATTATTGCTGGTTCAACACAACCTCTTAATAGATGGGCATTGTTAGAAGAATACTTTAAATGGTATCAAGCTGGATTAATTGACGATGTAGCTATGCTAGAACAAACTGATATACGTAACAAAAAACAATTATTACAACGTAAAGGTATGTATGCACAAATGAAACAACAACTAGCAAATGCAGAAAGTGCTATCAAAAGTCAACGAGGTACAATTGAAACATTAGAAAGACAATTAGTACAAGCTGGTATTAAAGATAAATTAAATGAAAGTTCTAAGGTAATGGATAAAGAACTTAATAAAAGTGTTGCAGCTCAACGACTAATTAGAAGTCGTATGCAAGACAAAGAAAAAATTCAACAAGAAAATGTTGATAATGAAAAAAACGTACAGTAAATTAGAAGGAGAAATACAGTATGGAAAATAACAAGGATAACTTACTAGTAGATGACTCGCAACGTGCAGAATCTACAGTAACCCCTACTGAGAACGATACTGTGGCTGAAGATTTTTTTTCTCAGCTTGATAGACAAGTTATGGGTGAAGTGGTAGAACAGCCAAATGTAGAAGCTCAAGTAGAACAGACAACTCCTATTCAGGACCCTGTTGCAGAGCAAAATACTGAACAAGTTTCAGTAGATTGGGAAAAGCGATATAGTGATTCGTCAAGAGAAGCAAAACGACTTAACAATCAATTGCAAGACTTAGAACCATATATGCCTTTACTCAATGCAATGAAAGAGGACCCAAATTTAATTTCTCATGTGAGAGGTTATTTTGAGGGTGGTGGCTCAGCTCCAGTAAGCGTAAAAGAGCGACTTGGCTTAGATGAAGATTTCGTTTTTGATTATGACGATGCTTTGTCAGACCCTAACTCTCAATCTGCAAAGTTGTTTAATGCAACAGTAGATGGAGTTGTACAAAGAAGGCTTAGTGATTTTGCAAGACAACAATCTGAACAATCACGTAGAGCTTCTGAAGAAACTAGTTTTAAAGCAAAACATAATGTTTCAGATGAAGACTATGAAGATTTAATGAAGTATGCAAAGTCTCACAAGTTAACATTAGAAGATGTGTATTATTTGAAAAATAGAGATAATAGAGACAATGAAGTCGCTAATAACACTAGAAACGAAGTAATACAACAAATGAAAAATGTTAGACAAATGCCTACTAGCGTAGCGTCAAGCGGGAATACACAAAGAGAAGAAAAATCAGTAGACGATGCCGTCTTTGATAAGTTGTTAGCCGAAGGAACTGAGTTAAATAAATTGATGTAATAATAACTCAACAACCCCGAGGAGGGTAATAACATGGCAGATACAAGTTATCCAGCGTCAAGTCCATTGGCGTTGTCAACAAGTACAGGCTTAAGCCAGGGTTATGCGGCATCACAAGGTTCTTCACTAGCGACAGGAGATTTACGTAGAAGATACGACTTTTCTGAAAGATTCGGAGAATTGGCAATTGACCAAACTCCATTTTTTAGATTGGTTTCTTCATTGGCTAAAAAACCAACTGATGACCCCCAGTTTAAGTTTACCGAAAAGAGACATTCTTTTCACAAAAGATACGCATATGTAGTAGGTTTTTACAATGGTTCAGCGGATGTATTCAATGATGCAACATTAAAAGAATCAGACAATACTGCTTTATCACAAGGTGGAGAAGTTAAACTATATATGGCAACAGACTATTTTAGTGCTGGTAATATTCAAAATATTAAAGGTCAATCCAACGGAGCAATCAAAGTTGGAGATGCAGGCACAGCACCAGAATGGATTATGACAAACCAAATCATCAAAGTTCCTGTGAGTTCAACAAGTGGCGGTGGAGCAGTTACTGATTATGCGTTAGTTCGTGTAACAGCAGTAGGAGCTCAAGCTTCTAAAGACTTATCAGGTGGTGGTGGTTCAGCAACAGCAGAAGTTAAATTAGTTACAGGTAAAATTTTAAGATTACCTGGTGTAGTTGAATTAGCTTCTTTTTCTTCAAATGCTCCAGATTGTGTAGTATATAATGAAGATATTGCTGAGTCTCTAGAAGGAAAACGTTCTTATGTTGTAGGTAATTCTTACGGAGAAGGTTCTTCTTTATCTGGAGAAAGCTTCAAAGATAATCCATATTCAACTGGTTATGGACAAACACAGATTTTTAGAACTGAGTTTGGTATGACTAACACAGCTAGAGCAACTGCTCTTAAATATGAACCAAATGAATGGGCTAGAACTTGGAGAGAAAAACTAATTGAACACAAGTGGGAAATTGAACACGCTGGTTTATTTAGTTCACAAGCTTCAGTAGATAGTGTTGCTCATACACAAGGTGCTGTTGACTATGTTCTTAATTACGGAAACATATTTGATTTAACATTAGCAACGAAAACAATTGATGATTTCTTGCAAGATATGTCTCAGTATCAAGACCCAAGATACAACCAAGACGCAGCTACAGTCTATATGTGTAGTACTGCAGTTTATACTTGGTTCCACAAAATTGGTGGGTTCTTTAAGAACAATATTGGAATTGATTCACAGTTCCAAGCAGACCTAGCCGTTACAGGTAGAAAGAAAGTAATGGGACTAGATGTAACTGAAATCTCTACTGTTTATGGTAACATGAACATCGCAAGATGTGTTGCTTTAGATAGTACTGATGTCAAGATTCTAGCGTTAAACATGAACAACGTAGCTTACAGACCACTAGTTGGTAATGGAGTTAATAGAGATACTGCGGTATACGTAGGAGTTCAAAATCTTGAAAACACAGGTGTTGACAAGAGAGTAGACATCATATTAACAGAAGCTGGTTTTGAATTTATGATGCCAGAAT